CGCTTGCGCCAAGGCTCAACCCGCGAGGCCGTGCGCCAGCACCTGGTGCAAGGCCTGCGCGTGCCCGATGCAGCTCGGGCGACCGGTGTCGATTACCAGCTGGCCCTGAAAGCGGTTTACAGGGTCAAGGCAGGCTTGGCTTTGATCAAAAAAATTGCGGACTGATACCATTGGGGGGATGACCCAGCCCATCTCCCCCGCCGTCATGCTGGACATGATCTCTAAGGAGCAGGCCCGCCGCAGAGCGGGCGCTTCGCTCTACGAGTTCGTCAAGCAGGCCTGGCACGTCATGGAGCCGGGCGTGCCCTTCGTGCCGAGCTGGCACATCGAAGAGATCTGCGAGCACTTGGAGGCCGTGAGCAGCGGCGAAATTCAGCGGCTGCTGATCAACATCCCGCCCCGGCACTCCAAGTCGACCATCGTCTCCGTGGCCTGGTGCGCCTGGGAGTGGATCACCCAGCCCCAGCAGAAGTTCTTAGCCGCGTCTTACTCCGGCTCGCTGTCCATCCGTGACAACCTAAAGGCCCGACGCCTCATCCAGTCGCCTTGGTACCAAGAACGCTGGGGGCACATGTTCGAGCTCGCTGGTGACCAAAACGCTAAGCAGCGATTCGAGAACAACAAGACCGGCTACCGGCTGGCCACCTCGGTCGGCGGCACGGCCACGGGTGAGGGCGGCTCGCGCCTGATCTTGGATGACCCCCACGGCGCGCAGGACGCGCAGTCCGAAACCATGCGGCAGACCGCCCTGGACTGGTTCGACATGGTCTGGTCCACCCGCCTGAACAACCCCAAGACCGACGCCATGGTCACGGTGATGCAGCGCCTGCACGAGAAGGACATCAGCGGCCACATCCTTGAGGACATCGGCGGCTGGGAGCACGTCTGCATCCCCGCAGAGTGGGACGGCAAGAAGCGGCGCACGGTCCTTGGCCCCTATGATCCCCGCACGGTCAAGGGCGAGCTGATCTGCCCCGAGCGTTTTGGCCCCGAGGAGATCACCAAGCTCAAGCAGCTGCTGGGCACCTACGGATCGTCCGGCCAGCTCCAGCAGGACCCCTCGCCGTCAAAGGGCGGCATCCTGGACACCGACCATTTCCAGCTCTGGCCGCACATGCAGCGCCTGCCGCAGTTCGAGTACGTGCTTCAGTCCTACGACACCGCGTTCTCCGAGCGCACCACAGGCGACCCCACCGCCTGCACGGTCTGGGGCGTGTTCACGCACAAGGGCATCCACCAGGCGATGCTGCTGGACGCATGGGATGAGCCGCTCGGGTACCCGGACCTGCGCACAAAGGTGATCGAGGATTGGACCTCGATGTACGGTGCCGACCCCGGCCCCAAGGCTGGGATGCCGACCAAGGGCAGGCGACCGGACCGGATTTTGGTCGAGGCCAAGGCCAGCGGGCAGTCGTTGCTGCAGGACTTGAGGTTGGCCAAAGTTCCCGCTGTTGGCTACAATCCCGGAAACGCGGACAAGGTGTCAAGGGCGCACCAGGCCGCACCAACGCTGGAGCTGGGGTTGATTTGGATTCCCGAGTCCAACAAGAACCCTGGCCAACCGGTCAGTTGGGCGCAGTCTTTTCTGAAGCAGATCGCCAAGTTTCCTGTCGCAGAGCACGATGACTACGTGGACACGTTCACCCAGGCGGTCATTTTTCTGAAGAACGACGGCTGGTTCGAGTTGCCGCAAGCGCGGGACGTGGACGAGCACAGACTTGCAAGCAAGGAGAAGGTGAACCCTTATGCCGCCTAAAGCCAAACCGATCTGGGAAAAGTCCCGGCCCAAAGACCTGGGCAAGCCCAAGGCCCTTTCACCAGCGGCCAAGACCAGTGCCAAACGCATGGCCGAGAACGCTGGGCGTCCTTACCCCAACATGGTCGACAACATGCGCGCGGCAAGGAAGTCAAAATGACCAAGCCAGTCAAGAAGTCCGACATGGACTGCAACAAACCCAAGCGCACGCCGGACCACCCCAAGAAGTCGCACGTGGTCAAAGCCTGCTTTGACGGCACCGAGAAGGTGATCCGCTTTGGCGAGCAGGGTGCCAAAACAGCGGGCAAGCCCAAGGCTGGCGAGTCAGCGGCCACGACCGCCAAGCGCGACTCATTTAAGGCGCGTCACGCCAAGAACATCGCCAAGGGGCCGTCGAGCGCGGCCTTTTGGAGTGACCGTGTAAAGTGGTGAATCTGCAAAAAAGGAAAGAACATGGAAACCGATCTGACCCGCCCATTTATCGGCTACCGCTCCGCTGGTCGCCGCCCCGAGTCCCAGCAAGACCGCCGAGCTGCGGCCGACGCGCCTTTGTCTGCCCTGCGCGGCATGGTGTCCGGCGTGCTAGGTGCGCCAGGCGACATCGAGTCGTTGATTCGCATGCTGCCCGGCCTGTCCAAGCAGACGGTGCTGCCCACCAGCGAGGACATTGAGAAGCGCCTGCCCATGCGCGAGCTGAACCAGACGCCGACGGGTAAAGCCTTCACCACGGCTGGCCAGCTCGGCGGCGGTTTTTACACCGGCCCCGGCTCCCCGTTGCGCGCTGTTGCTGCGCTGCCATCGGCGGTGTCGCGTGCTGGTCGTGATTTCCTGATGGCTGGTTCACCAGTGAACGTGGTCAAGCCCAAGGGCGGCAACTGGCTGGCGGGCAGTGTTGAGCGGGCGATTGAGCCGATGCAGAAAAGAGTGACACAAGCTGCAGAGCAAAACTTTAATCCGGCGCAAGGAATGACGTTTCGTGAAATTTACTCACAAGATGCTCTCAACAAGTGGCTCGAAACCAAGCTCGCCAAGTACATGCGCAACGAGATGGCCACGCCCGAGGACCCGCTGCGCGCGCTGGCTGAGCGGGGTGTGCTGCACGTTGATCCACAGCAGATTGGCCTGAATCGTTACCTGGCCTCAGACATTCGCAGGAAATCTGGGAACCCGGCCATGGGTGAAAGCGAAGCGGCCAAAGCATGGGAGGATGCAAGCGACGTGTCGATTGGCCAAATGCCTGCTGGCGAGCTTCTCCGGCAGGGCTATGCTGAGCAGATGCCTTGGCTGGCCAAGGTGCCACCCGAGACACCCGTTTACTTGCCATCGCAGTCTGATGCCGCATCAAACCTGGGCTTCAGCCACCTGACCGACGAGCTCCGCAACGCCATCAACCCACAGTCGGGCCTGCCCGAGAACCTGCTCTGGAAATACAGCGACTTGGACAAGGTCACCGTGCCCCAGGCTGTCGAGCGAGTGGCCAAGATCAACGAGTGGCGTGCGGCGCAGAAGGCTGAGGCCGACATGGCGCGCGCCATGGGTCCAGCCACACAGGTGGTCAAGGAGTACCCCGAGCAAGGCTACAAGTGGGTGGAGCTGCGGCAGCCCAAAGAGACTGGTCGGACAGTTTCAGTCGAGAAAATTCCTGACGAAATTCAAGGAATGGACGATGCGCAAGCACGCCGTGCCGTTGAGGAAATGGCCTACGACGAAGGTCTTGATCCTGGAACGCCTGAGTTCAATCAGTTTGTCGAGGACATACTGCCTCGCAAGACAACGATGACAGTCGACGAATCCTACAAAGCCCTGGAGGACGCCCTCAAATACGAAGGCGAGACCATGGGCCACTGCGTCGGCGGCTACTGCCCGGACGTGGTCGAGGGCCGGTCCAAGATTTACAGCCTGCGCGACAAGAAGGGGCAGCCGCATGTGACGATTGAGGTTGCACCTCGAAACATCACAGCCCAGGAGGCAATTAAAATGGCCATAAGCGAAGGCCTGCCAGAAAAAGGAATGGAGACTTTTAACCGGGTTGCTGAAATCATGGGCAGTGGCGACTTTATGCGCCAAGACATTGTCCAAATCAAAGGCAAGGGCAACAAGGCCCCGAAGGAGGACTACCTTCCAGCCGTGCAGGACTTCGTGCGGTCGGGGAACTGGAGCGAGGTTGGCGACCTGCAAAATACTGGATTGGTGAGCATCGACAAAATTCCAGAGAAAAGACTGTATGAAGCCGCCGGAATGAAGTTACCAAAATACGTGACAGAAAAAGAGCGCGACGACCTGATCAACGAGTACAACCGTCTGACCGTTGGTCCTACAGATGCGAACTTCATGAGCGAGGCTTATGGGTTCCCGCCACCCGAAGGCTTCTCCCGTGGCGGCGCGGTGCGCGGGTACCAGGCGGGCGGCGCTGCCCGCACGCTGCCGGAGCTGCAACAACGCTACGCCGAGGGCGGCGCGGTCACTGGTGCGAATTTCCCCACAGACGACTATGACCCGGCTAGAATCGACGCCATCGTGGCCGGTCTGCAAGCCGAAATGCAATCCTGAAAGGACCTGCGAAAATGTTTGACCAAATTGCAAAAAAATACGGCGTCATGAATTACGCCATGGGTGGCCCCGTGATGATGTCCGAGGGTGGACTGACAGCCGAGCAACTGCGCGCCCAAATCGAAGCTGGTCCCCGCACGCAAGCGGCGCTTGATCAAGCGTTGCTGAGTTACACGCCTGCTCAAATGGCTGCAGCTTTTCCAGAATACGGTGGTGTTGCAGACTACAACAACGCGGCCCGTGAAGCGTATGCTCGCCAAGAACAGCAGCAGCAGACCTCCAACAGAGATGCTGTGCGTGCCGACATGGCCGCAAGGGGCGAAGAGTTCCGAATCGCCAATCCTGGTGGCGATGTTCAAATTTCAAGCCCTGCTTACCCGACAATGTCTGCCATCCCGCAGTCTGAGTTTGATGCAGCCAGGGCGAAATTGACGCCTGAGCAAGCAAACTTTATTGATTGGCAGATGCGGCAAATTGACCCCATGCAGCATCAGAAGCTGACGGACATTTATGCTCGCCAGGGATCAAACCCGTATTTAAACGGGCAACGAGCACAAGAGCAAATTGACCGTGCACAGCGACGTTTTGATATGTTTGCCGAGGCCGGTGTTGCTCCTGGTGATATTGCTCCCTGGATGGACCCTAACTGGCGCACCAAACAGGACGCCAAAGACGCCGCCGATGAGGCTCGTCGCCAGCAGCAGCTCCGTGATGCCGCAAACTCACCGTTTGTCACAGTTGGCGGCGGCGTTGTTTCCAGCCCTATTCCCGGCGGTGGTGGCGGTGGTGGCGGTGGCGGTGGGACAACACCCCCTCCTGGCGGTGGCGGCACGCCTCCCGGCCCTGGACCGGGTCAGCCTCCACCGTTTACCCCTCCACCGGTTTATCAACCACCAGCCCCATTCACCGGCCCTGGCGGCACGATCTACCCCAACAGCATCCAGACCCCGCAGGGGCCGCAGCCCACCTATTTCCCGACGAGCTGGTGGACAAGCTCGCCAACGGCCAGCAACGCCTACGGGCGCACAACGGGATCAACCGCCCGCAACTTTGACGCTGAGATGGTTGACTACCGGGCAAAGTACGCGCCTGTTTTCACGCGGCCAACACCACCGCCACCGATTCTTGCACCGGCTGCTAATCCACCCAATCAAGCCACAAAACCAGCTCAAGACCCTGGACCTGGCATGGAATGGTTTTGGAATGGAGCAGCTTGGGTTGTTCGATTCGCTGGTCAAAATGACAACCAACCAGGCTCCAGCAGCGGTTCCGGTGGAGGCGGTGATTCGGGAGCAGGCGCGGGAGCAGGCGCTTCTGGTTCAGGAACTGGAAGCGGTGTTGGCAATTCAGGCGAAGGCGGCGGAGGTCCAGGCACAGGCGGCTGGGCTCGTGGCGGCGAAGTAAACAAACTCTGGAACAAATACCATGGCCGATGAGATGAACAACAAGGGCTTGTCCGAGCGCAACGAGGAGATCATCGAGATCGATGACGAGCAAAGCGACGTTGAGGACACGGAGGACGGCGGCGCTGTAGTCCGGCTGGAAAACAAGCAGGATGCCGACGAGTCCAAGGCCCACTTTGCCAACATCGTCGACGAGGTCCCGCAGGACGAGCTGGACGACATCGTCAACGACCTGCTCGAAAAGATCGAGCGCGACAAGGACGCCCGCGCCAAGCGCGACAAGCTCTACGAGGAGGGCCTGCGTCGTACCGGCTTGGGCGACGATGCCCCTGGCGGCGCGCAGTTCTCGGGAGCCAACAAAGTGGTGCACCCCATGCTGGTCGAGGCCTGCGTGGACTTCTCGGCCCGCTTCATGAAAGAAGTGTTCCCGCCCGGTGGCCCCGTCAAATCCAAAGTGCTCGGCAAGGTTGACCGCGAGAAGCTGGACAAGGCGCAGCGCAAGGCCGACTTCATGAACTGGCAGACGACCGAGCAGATGCCCGAGTTCCGTGGCGAGCTGGAGCAGCTCTCCACGCAACTGCCCCTGGGCGGCGGTCAGTACCTCAAGCTGATGTGGTCGCCTCAGTGGCGTCGCCCCACGGCCGAGTTCATCGCCATTGATGACATGCACCTGCCGTTTGCAGCGACCAACTTCTACTCAGCCGACCGAAAGACGCACGTCCAGTATGTGACCAAGGCCGACTTCAACCGCCGCGTCAAGGCGGGCATGTATATCGACGTTGAGCTTGGTGCGCCGGGTGACATCGAATTCAGCGCGGCCAGCCAGGCCAACAACAAAATTGAGGGCCGCGAGGATACGTCCTACAACGAGGACGGCCTGCGCACAATCTTTGAGTGCTACACGCATCTGGACTTTGGCGACGGCAATTATCCCTACATCATCAGCATCGACAAGTCCTCAAGCAAAGCGCTTTCACTGTACCGAAATTGGGACAAGGATGACGAGCGGCGCAAGGAGATGGACTGGATTGTCGAGTTTCCGTTCGTGCCTTGGCGTGGTGCGTACCCGATTGGCCTGACCCACATGATCGGTGGCCTCTCCGGCGCGGCCACGGGCGCACTGCGTGCGCTGCTGGACTCGGCCCACATCCAAAACATCCCAACGCTGCTCAAGCTCAAGGGCGGGCCTGGCGGGCAAACCATCAACGTGCAGCCGACCGAGGTTGTCGAGCTCGACGGCGGCGCGCTGGTGGACGATGTGCGCAAGCTGGCCATGGCGCTGCCATTCAACGGCCCAAGCCCGACGCTGTTCCAGCTGCTCGGCTTCTTGGTGGACGCAGGCAAAGGCGTGGTGCAGACCTCGTTTGAAAAGCTCAGCGATCAAAACCCCAACGCCCCGGTGGGTACCACGCTGGCGCTGATTGAGCAGGGCATGGTGGTGTTCAGCTCCATCCACTCGCGCCTGCACAACTCGATGGCGCGGGTTTTCAAAATCCTGCACCGCATCAACAGCGCATACCTGACCGAGGACGACATCGAAGCGATGGAGGCAGGCCTCGACGTCAAGCCCGAGGACTTCGACGGCCCTCTGGACGTGGTGCCCGTGAGCGACCCCGCCATCTTCAGCGAGGCACAGCGCTTCGCCCAAGTCCAGGCCGTGCAGCAGCGTGCAGCGGTGATGCCGCAGATGTACGACATGCGCAAGGTTGAAGAGATGTTCTTGCGCAACATCAAGCTTAGCCCGGACGACGTGCTGCAGCCCGAGCCTGGCAAGGATGACATTGACCCGGTGAGCGAAAACGTTGCCGCGTCCATGGGCCGTCCGATTTATGTGCTGCCCCAGCAAGATCACCTGGCGCACATGATGGTCCACCTCTCGTTTTTGCAGTCGCCGATGTTTGGCAAGAACCCAGCGATCATCAAGACTTTTCTCTACCCCATGGCCCTGCACCTGCGTGACCACGTGCTGAACTACTATTTGACAGAAGCTCACCGTGGCGTGCGCCTTGCCGTCGAGAAAAGCCAGATTAAGGAGGATGCGGACCAGCAGGCCGAGCTGATCATGCGCGTGCAGCAACTGGTGGAGCAGCAGCTTGGCCAATATGCAGAGTTGTTGGCAGCCATCGATCAAGAGGCCCAGCAGTACGCGCCGCAGCCGCAGATGCCACCGGACACCAGCATGCAGGTGGCCCAGCTCAACGCGCAGATTCAGCAGGCTGCCCTGCAACAGCGCAGCCAAACGGATGCGCAGCGTCTGCAGATTCAGCAGCAAACAGCGGCTCAAAAGGCCCAGCTCGATGCCGCAAGCCTGGCCGACAAGCAGCAAGCGCGCGCAGAAGAGATGCAGCGCGAGCAACTGCGCCAGGCTGCAGAGAACGAGCGCACGGCGGCTGAAATCAGCGCCCGCGTCTCGATGAACGACTCGGACAACGCCACGGCCATGCGCCTGGCTGCTGCAGAAATCCAAACCGGTGAGAGAATCGCCGTGAGCACCGGTACCGGTATCAATCCCAACCCCTAAAAGGAGCATCCCATGAGCGACAAACCCAAATCAAGCACCGTGCCTTTGAATTCGGCCCTGGTGCCCCAACACCACCGCATGGCCGCTGGCCAGCCCGTGACGGGCCAAACGCTGCCCGCTGCGCCCAGCATGCCTAAGACGCCCTGCTGATGGCGATTGAAAACGCCCTGCTGAACCGGCTCAAAACCGAGCAGCAGGAATTTGCGCTTGAAGCCCTCAAGCGCCCGGTCAACCGTGACGCCTTCGAGTACGGATACCGAGTGGGCATGGTCGCTGGCTTGGAAGCGGCCATTTCATCCCTGCTCAAAATGCTGGACGACGAGCGAAACGACGACCGAGACCTGTGATTTCACGGGTCTGCGAGGTTTTTTTGAGGGCGGCCGTTGTGGCTGCCCGCAACTGCTGAAAGGAGCAGAGTATGAGCGAAGCGTTGATTGAGGCTTTCCCGGTCGCGGACCCGGGCATCACCCCGTTCGGAAGTCGAGTCTTGGTGCAGATCCGCAGCCCCAAGACGAAAACGGCCTCCGGCATCATTTTGGACAACGGCTCGCGTGACACCGAGAAATGGAACACGCAAGTGGCCAAGGTGGTGTCTGTCGGCTCCCTTGCCTTCAAGAATCGAAACAGCATGGAGTCCTGGCCCGAGGGTAGTTGGTGCGGCCCCGGCGATTACGTGCGCGTGGCCAAGTACGGCGGCGACCGCTGGGAGGTTCCCCTGCCCAACGGCGAGTCCGCCCTGTTCGTGATCTTCAACGATCTGGACATCATCGGCCAGGTGACCGGCGACCCGCTGGCCATCCGTGCGTTCATTTAAGGAGCTGACATGAGCACCGCACCACGCATCACACCCTCCGACCTGGACGCCAACATCGTTCATACCGAAATCGTCAAGCACATCACACACAGCGGGCAAATCCTGCGCTGGGCCATCTTGACCACGCGCAACGGGTTTGCCGTGACCGGACGCCCATCGGCTTCTGTTTCACCGCTGAACGACAACGCCGAAATCGGCGATGCCGTGGCCATCGAAAACGCCAAGAACGAACTCTGGCCGCTGATGGGCTACGAGCTGCGCAGCAAGCTGGCCGAGGTGGCACCATGAACCGCGAACAGATCGCACGCGTTTGCCACGAGGTGAACCGCGCTTATTGCCAGGCTCTGGGCGACATGAGCCAGCCAGCCTGGGAGGATGCCCCGATGTGGCAGCGCGACAGCGCACGCATGGGGGTTGACTTGCACATGAGCAACAACGTCGGCCCCGAGGCCAGCCACGAGAGTTGGATGGCGCAGAAGGTTGCCGAAGGCTGGGTGTACGGCCCGGTCAAGGACCCCGTGGCCAAGACGCATCATTGCATGGTGCCCTTCGACATGCTGCCCCAAGCCCAACAGGCCAAAGACTTCATCTTCCGCTCAGTGGTGCATGCTCTGCGCCCAGAAGCCCCGGCAAACGGAGCATAAACCATGCCAACCATGACCGAAAACGACGGCAAACCCGACAACGAAGAGCTGATCATTGTTGAGGAGAAACCAGCCTCCCAAGACAACAACGACGGCGACGACCAACGCC